CATCGACCTCCAGGACATGCTCGAGCATGAGCTCCTGAAGGTCTGCACCGACGCAAAGGCCGAATGGGGCACAGCCATCCTGATGGAAGTTGCCACCGGCGAAATCAAGGCGGTCAGCAACATAGAGCTCCTCGCCGACGGCTCCTACGGCGAAGCCCTCAACCGGGCAGTGATCGGCTACGAGCCTGGGTCCGTGATGAAGCCCATATCGCTCATGATAGCGTTCGAGGACGGCCTGGTGAGGTCGGTCAACGACGTGGTGTCGTGCGCGCCGTTCCAGCGCACATCCGACCCTCACGGCAGCGGCATGAAGAGCATGAAGCAGGTCATCGAGCAGTCGTCCAACACGGGCATCGCGAGAGTCATCTTCAGGGGCTACTCTCAGAACCCCGAGAAATGGCATGACCGTCTGGCCGGCCTCGGATTTTTCGAGCCGATACGTTCAGGCATAGCAGGAGAGAGCACACCACGCATACGCCGTCTGACCGACAAAGACTCACGTGGCAACAACATCACAATGACAGCGCGACACCTCGACCTGGCCCGTCAGGCCTACGGCTACAATACGGAGCTTCCTCCCCTTTTCACTCTGTCGGTCTACAACGCGATCGCCAACGACGGCAAATACGTGCGTCCGCACCTTGTGAAAGGGCTCATAGACGAAGAGGGCAAAGACTCTGTGCTCAAGATAAGCTATATCCGCGACAGCATCTGCTCGGCCGCCACAGCCCGCAAGGTCCGCGAGTGCATACGCGAGGTGGTGTGGGGCGACCACGGCACGGCGCGCCTCGTCCGCGACGACCGAGTCTGTGTCGTCGGCAAGACCGGCACAGCCTATCCGGTGGAGAAGGGAGTCTACAACCATGCCAAACGTCGCTATGCCTTCGCCGGATTCTTCCCATACGAACGTCCGCAATACAGCTGCATGGCACTTGTCATGTCAGGCGCAGGCAACTCCGCCAACCGCACATCCGGCCAGGTTGTCAAGAACATGGCCATCAAGATGTATTCACGCGGAATGCTCAACAACGCGTCAACCTACACATCGGAGCGCAAGGAGAGCACCCCAGTGATCTCAGCCTCAACAGAGGGGAACATGGGGAAAACAGCCGGAGCTCTCGGCATAAAGCGGCTCAAGCGAGTCAAGACCCGCGGAGAAACGCCGGCAGGGAAAGTGCCCGACGTGAGAGGCTATGATCTGCCGTCGGCAGTGAGGATACTCGAAGGATACGGCATCAATGTCAAGACCCGTTGCACAGGCCATGTATCCGCGCAGTCGCTGCAGCCCGGAGCCGCCTACAGGCGCCGGGGGGCGAGAAGGGGCCAGCCCCCCCCCACACCCGGAAAAAGAGAAAAAACAAAAATTACTACAAAAATATTTTTTTATATAAAAATTTAATGAATGGAGGAAAATAACATGGCTGAAATTGATATTAGTACAAAATTAGGAAAAGAGAAGGCAACAATAAAAGTTGCAGAAGGGAAAGTTTATGAGGTAAACACAAGTGCTGACACTTATTTATTAGTACAAGAGAAAATAAAAGACAAAGAATTTTCTATTGAAACAATGTATTCAATGATAGAAATGCTAATGGGAGAAAAAGCATTAAAAGAAATAAAAGAAATGAAACTTACGATTTAAGGATTGAAATTATTAGTGAAGTTTCATATGAGGAAATGGAGAAACGATTTCAATAATGCATCGACTTATGACCCTGGATATGACTTATTTGAAGACTGGGAACTAATAGCATCAAGTTTAAAAACACAATATGGATATAGCATAAGAAAAGAAATAGACAGCTTGTGCTGGGCTGAATTATGTAGTGATATAGCAGGACTTAATGGAGATACACCATTAGGAAATACTGTAAGAATTAGAAAAGAAACAGATCCAGAAATGTTAAAAAATTTTACTATTGAAGAAAGAAAAATAAGAAGTGAGTGGTTAAATAGAACAACATCTAAAATAAGTGAAGAAAATTATGAACAGGCGATCGAAAGTATAAAAAATATGTTTATAGGAATGGCAAATAAAAAGGATAAAGAAAACAGTAAAAAGGCAGGTGAGATGATTTGAGCACGAATGTAGGTGAAATTGATTTAAGTTTAATACTTAATAGTAATAAATTTAGTTCACAATTAAAAAATATAGATGGGCAAGCAAATAATGCAGCATCAAAGATATCAGCATCTTTGAGTAAAATTGGTAAGGCAGCTATAGCTGCTTTTTCAGTTGCAGCCGTCAGTAGTTTTGGCAAGGAATGTATAAAAGTATCCTCCGAAACAGCAAATGCTTGGATAGGGTTAAATTCTATTTTAACTGGTCAAGGGAAAAGTTTTCAAACAGCTAAAAGCTTTATAAATAATTATATAGAAGATGGATTGGTTCCTCTTAATAATGCAGTAGCAGCATACAAAAATTTGGAATTAAGAGGATATAGTTCAGATCAAATAAAAAAGACAATGGGAGCATTGAAAAATAGTGCTACATTTGCAAGACAAAGTACATATTCATTAGGAGATGCAATTCAAACAGCAACAGAAGGTTTGAAAAATGAAAATTCAGTTGTTGTAGATAATGCAGGTGTTACTAAAAATGTAGCAAAAATGTGGGAAGAATATGCAGCTTCTATAGGTACTACAAGAGATAAATTAACGCAAGAACAGAAAATACAAGCAGAAGTAAACGGGATATTAGAGGAAACAAAATTTCAAAGTCATGATGCTGCAATTTATGCTAATACTTATTCAGGAAAAATTGCGCAATTAAATACAGCTTTTACAAATATGAAAACAGCTATTGGAAATGCTATACAGCCAATAGCAAAATTGTTTGTTCCTGTAATTACAGCAGCAGTAAATATAGTAACTAAGCTATTTACAGCACTTGCTGGATTATTATCGCTTTTTGGATTAAAAGCAGATAGTGTTGAAACTGTTTCAAATGGAATGGGAAATATGGCAGAACAAGCTGGACAAGCTTCTGATAAAATTTCTGGTGTAGGAGATAGTGCAAAAAAAGCAGGAAAAGATGCTAAAAAGGCTTCAAACAATTTAGTAGCATTTGATAACATTAATGTATTATCAAAAGATAGCAATTCAGGTAGTTCAGGAAGTGGTTCAGGAGGTGGAAGTGGAGCCTCTGGTATAAAAGATACTTTGGATGTGTAAAGTACTGTTACTGAAGACACAGGGGCATTTAATGGATTACTAGAAAAAGCAAAAGAATTAGCTAATATATTTAAGCAAGGTTTTGATGCTAGTTTTGGAGATACAAATTTTGATGGAATAATAGGACATTTAAATGGTATAAAAGATACTTTAATAGAAATATGGACAGATCCAGAAGTAGTAGGCGCTGCTAATAATTGGGTAGAAACTTTATTATATACATTGGGACAAGTTACAGGTTCTGTTGCAAGAATAGGTGTAAATGTTGCAGAATTTTTTGTTGGTAGTATAGATAAATATTTGTCACAAAATACTGATAGAATCAAGACATTTATATGTAATATGTTTGACATTTCTAGTGCTGATTTAGCATTAACAGGTAATCTATTTCAAGCATTAGGAGAAATTTCTGATGTAATTAGTGGAGATACAGCAAAGCAAATTGGTGCAAACATTATTGCAATGTTTGCTAATCCTTTTATGAGTGTAACAGAATTATGTGGGAAATTTGTATTAGATTTAAAGGGAATACTATTTCAGCCAATTATAGATAATTCAGAAAAAATTAAAACTACTATTGAAAATACGTTAAAACCAATAGAAAAAATTACAGGGACGTTGGCAGAGGCTATGACTTATGTAGGGGATAAATGGAATGAAGTATACGATCAACATATACATCCATTAATGGAAGCATTAAAAACAGGGATAAGTGATACTTTTGGAAAATTCCTAGATGCATATAACACTTATGTTGTACCTATGTTAGAGAGATTAGCAACAAAATTTAATGAATTATGGAATACACATTTAAAACCTTTTGTAGATAATGTTGCAGGACTAATTGGAAGTATAGCAGATGCAGTAACAGCACTTTGGAATAATATTTTAAAACCAGTTATTGACTGGATCATACAGAATATTCTTCCTGTATTAGTTCCAATATTCGAAGCATTATGGAACACAATTTGTAATGTGTTTGGTGCTATTACAGATACAATAGGTGGAATTATACAAACATTTAAAGGATTAATAGACTTTATTGTAGGTATTTTTACAGGAGATTGGAACAAAGCTTGGGAAGGAATAAAAACATTTTTTTCTGGAATATGGGAAACGATAAAAGGTGTAGTTTCTACTGTGTGGAATGCAATATGTGGAATCATAAGTACGGTTATAAATACAATTAAGGGAATTATTTCCACTGTATTTAATGGAATAAAAGATTTTATTTCAAATATTTTTAATGGTATAAAAAATACAGTAGTTAATATTTGGAATGGAATTGTAAATGCAGTTTCAAATGCAGTAAATAATATAAAAAATGGAATAGCTAATGCTTTTCAAACTGCTTATAATACTATTAAGAATATATTTAGTGGTATAGGTTCTTTTTTCTGTGGAATATGGGATACTGTAAAAAATACTTTTTCTGCTTTAGGGACAAGTATAGGAAATGCTATTTCTGGAGCAGTTAAAAGTGGAATAAATGGTGTTCTAGGAATGATAGAAGGCGTAGTAAATAAGTTTATAAACATGATAAATGGTGCAATAGGTCTAATAAATAAAATACCAGGAGTTAATATTTCAAAATTAAACACTTTAAATATTCCAAGGCTTGCACAGGGTGGCTATGTAAAAGCTAATACTCCACAACTTGCAATGATTGGAGACAACAAGCATCAAGGAGAAGTGGTTGCACCAGAAGATAAGATGTTAGATATGGTTTTAACAGCGTTAAAAATGTTCAAAGAACAAGATAATTCATCAAACAACAATATTCAGGGAAGAGAAATAATACTTAGATTTGATGGAACATTATCACAATTAATTAGAGTACTAAAGCCAGAACTTGACAAAGAAAGTCAAAGAAGAGGAGATAAATTAATATTAGGAGGTGCAAATTAATGCAAGAAAAATATGATTTTATAATAATAGATGGAATCCAATACAATATTGGAGTGTATGCTGACATAAAAGAGGCAGCAGATTTTTTAGATAAGTATGCAAATAGAACAGACGACGGAGATTTAAAAAGAGAATTAATTGGAGTTTATTTTAATTTTTCTGACATTAAATTTGAACCTCAAACAGATAAAAACTACAATGAATTTGAAAAGTTGTGGAACAAGCTAACAGAGCCAGAAGAATTTCATGATGTGAAAATTGCAAACTTTCAATTTAAAGCTTATTTCAACAGCGTGTCAAGAGTAATCTATGGTTTTGCAGAAAACAGAGCATATAGAAAAGATATGACTGTCAATTTCACTGCTAAAAAGCCAGCAAGGAGTTGATAGATATGAGAACAAAAGCAAGTATAATGTTTGGTTTCGTAGATGTTACTGCTAAAACAGATAGTCAATTATCAGCAAATGATAAGCAAGAGTTTGTAGATTTAAATGATTTAAAACAAGAGGACATAGAGGAAGTAAAATATGCGACTTGTGAGAAAAATCAATTTGCTTTGGACGGAACATTTGAATTAATGCCTGATACTTTAGACGATATGTGCTTATGGTCAAATAGCATGAGTAATGAAAATGGAGAATTTGAAACGCCTCTCGTTTTGACAATAAATTTCACAAAAACTCATAGTAGTTTAGGATTAACATTAATTTTTAGTAAAGCAGGTGATTACTGTAACAAACTAAATTTAAAATATTATGATTTAAATGGAAATATGATAAGTGAAAAAGATTTTGAACCAAATTCTTATTACTATGTTTGTAATAATATTGTTGAAAATTATGCAAAAATTATTATAACATTTTACAGCACTAATAATCCATACAGATACTTAAAGCTTTATAAAATATTGTATGGTGCTGAAAAAGTTTTTGAAGGTGAAAATTTAATAAACGCTTCTATTTTAGAAGAATTAGATTTGCTAAGTAGTGAAATATCAATTAATACTTTGGATTTTACTGTTTATTCTGAAAATGATGACTTTAATATTATAAATCCACAAGGATTTTATAGATTATTACAACAAAGGCAAAAATTTAAAGTAACAGAAGAAATAGTAAAGCAAAATAAAATCAAGGAAATGGGGACTTTTTATCTTGATACTTGGGTTAATGAAAAAGATAAAACAATGAAGATTGGTGCAATAGATTTAATTGGAGTAATAGATAAAACAGACTTTAATGGAGGCATGTATGTAAATAAAACATTTAAGATTTTAGTAAAAGAGATAATGCAATCTGCAAGACTTGAAGAAGATGAATATGAAATCGAAGAAGAATTAAAAGAAATTCTTGTAAGTGGCTATATACCTATATGCTCACATAGACAAGCACTACAGCAAGTTGTATTTGCAGTTGGAGCTGTTGCTGATTGTAGTCGAAATGATAAGATAAAAATTTATACAGTAAAAAATAGTGAAAATAATAATATTATAGAAAAAACAAATATATTTCAAGGAACTAGAAAAATAGAGCAGAATGACTTAGTAACAGCAGTAGAAATAGTGTCGCACAATTATCTGCTTAACAATAAAATAGAGGAAATTGCAAAACAAAAATTAGATGCAGGTAATAATAAAATATTATTCAACGATCCTGTTGATAACATTAGTTGTATAAATGGGACAATCGTAGAATTTAATTGTAATTATGCAATAATAAATTGCACAGAAGACACAGAAGTAATTATACAAGGCTATAAATACATAGACAATTTGAAGACACACTTAGTAGAAAATGAAAATTTAAATCTTAGTCAAAAACAAAATACATTAAAAATAGATTCAGCTTATTTAATAAATAAAACAAATGCAATTTCTATTGGTAAAAAAATATTAGACTATTATCAAAAAACATATAAGACCACTTTTAAAAATTTATTAAAAGATGAAACAGTTGCAGAAGATATTATAGTAGAAGGAGACTTTGAGCAAAAACTTGTAGGGCATATAACAAAGTTAGATATTGACTTGACTGGTGGATTTATAGTAAATACTGAATTGAATGCAAGAGTAGAGGAGGCAGAAAGAAATGGACAATTTAATATTTGATAGGATGTCAGGAGATGTAGATGTGGCTTTAAGAAATCCAAACGATCCTGTTTTCCTAAAAGGGGCTTACAACTATACTGACTTAAATAGAGTTGAAGAATGGTGCGAATATCTACAAGAAAAATTAGCAGATTATGGTTTTAGTGAAAAGTTAGTGTTAAAGCAGGATTGGAATGTAAGGGATTATTCTACAAGAACACAAATAGATAGAATAAGAAATAATATAAAAACTTTAAAAAATTATTGTTATTCTCTTTTAACAGAAGAAATAATATATAACAATACATTAAATTATGAACAAGCAAATGTACTAGAAAAAATATTGTTTGATATAAAAGAGCATATGAAAGAAATGACAATTTTTGTGCAAATGAATTATATGTTAGGACCTGCTTTAGTTCAAAAAAAATATATTACATTAGAAACGAATAATGATGTGTTGGAAGAACAAAACAAGATTAAGATGAAAGAAAATATAGATATTGTGCTTATATCTAAAAAATATATAATTTTGAGAGGAGAGTGAAAACATGGCTTATAGAACAACTTATATAACTAGGCAAGGAGCAATTCTCGCAGCAAAAACATTAGAATCAAAAACGTTAAAGTTTTCAAGATTTGCAGTAGGAAATGGCGAGTTAGAAAATGCTGATGTAGATAATATAAAAGCGTTAACTGATTTAGTAAACACAATAAAAAGTTTTAATATAACAAAAATATCAACAGAGACAGATACACAAGTAACAATAAAGGGATTATTTAAAAATACAGATGTTGAAGAAAGTTTCTATTTGAAAGAATTAGGTTTGTACGCTATAGATCCTGATACACAGAATGAAGTTTTATTTGCCTATATAAATTATGGAGATCAGGCAGAATATATTAACAACTCTATAGCAGAAAAAAAAGAACACTACTATGACATGATAATTACTGTTGATAATGCGGAAAATGTAGAGATAACAGTAAATGAAAATGCAATATATGTTACTGAAAAACAATTAAAAGAAACACTAGACAATCTACAAAACCACCACATTTATGGTGTAAAAAGAAACATTGAAAGTTCCTCTCCGTTGTGGGAAAGAATAGGAGATAGCATTGGATTAACAGCAAAAGCAACACATGATGGAACTGGAGTACACAATGATTTTGATGCTATTTATCCGTGGAGTGATATAATAACTTATAATTATAATGTAACAACAAAGCAAGTTACCGCTTTTATAGGAGAACCAGATTTTAAATTTGATGGGACTAATGGTGAAGTTATGACTAGGTTTCCAGAGTTT